GAGAGTGGGGATTAAACATCTGCATTGTTAGTATCTTTATGACCGCCGGTATTTTAGCCGGGATTGTAGTAAGTCGCGTGTGTCCTGTCTCGATTGTTAATACCACCACTATCCTAAACGAACAACCTGATGTAATTGTAGAGGTTGTTGATCCGTCACTGGAACGCTACGCGGAAATGTGGAGACGGGAAATTAGCCGACGCACTCATAACGCCGTGGCTATCTTGTGTCATGGCGGCACTATTGAAAATGGTAGATGGATTGTGGGTGCAGCTGATGCTGGGTATCCCGCGATGCCTGCACAAGAGTTGGTGAAGAAAATTCAGGTTCGATATCCGGGACGGCAGGTTGTCCTATTGTCTTGTAATACGGCTCACTTGAAACTCGGTATCAAAGGTGTTCTCTATTCACCCTCTCCTGTTTGGTGTATACCTGATCGTGAATTGACGTTAGAGATGTTGACGAATGGAGAATCTCGTCGTCTGCTGGATAATAAAAATCGCTGGGCTGAATATCCCGATGCCGTGGGTTCTATTTTTGAGTTCGTGCAAGAATGATATTCCGAATACGACGATTTTCGACGGAATTCATCGCGACATGGCCTACGGGATTTTCCTCTCCACGCAAAACATTGGATGAGACTATTGAAGCGGTAAAACCCTTCAGAGAAGGGGCCAACGATGAATTTCGGATTTGCAATAAGACCGATTATTCTACTTGTACTTACATGTGTTGGCCTCGCTTGTTCCCCCATGGGCAAAGTCCGGGTAACTGGCTTCCAAATGCCGAATAAAGACAATACTACTTGGCGAGATTGTGGACCGTGGGTTGAATGTGAGTGGGATTTTTGATGGTGTTCGTGTGGATTGTATTGGTTGTGACCGGCCTTCTGATTCTATTTGTTGTAGGATTATGTGAGGATGAAGCCAATGGCGAAAAGGAATAGAATTGGTCTGTATGAATTAGGATCACGTAATGTCCGGTTACTTACGCGTTCTGGTACGGGTGGAGAATTTACGACGGCGGGAGAAGCTGGATTAGGTGAGATTTGCGTAGGTTTGGATTATGAAACTTGGCGCGAAGTATTTATCACTCTACTCCATGAAGTTATAGAATATGCGTATATGGATATGGGTGTTAGGTTTCGTCCCGATCAAGATTATTCTAATGCGGCGGATGGTTATTGGTTTTTTTGCAATCACCCTCAGTTTGATGAAGTTGTCGCACGTGCAGGAATGTTTTTAAGTCAGGCTGTTCCCGATTTAGTACACACCTATAAGAAGAGGGGAAAGAAATAATGAGTTTGCTTATTGGATTGGTTCTCGGTGTGATTCTGTTGGTTGCGTGGCAAAACCGAGATTGGATTAAGGGTTTGTTTGTTAAGAAGGGTGAATAATGGCTTCAATTTTACAGGGCGAAACAGTACGTATAGCATTGGTTGCATCCAGTACGTCTACTAATCCTCAATTAGTATTCTTTGATGCAGATGCCAACGTGCGGGTTTTGGAACCCTATGAACGATTGCTGATTGACGATATAATTTGTAATGTGGATGCTGGGATAGTTGATATCATAACGGCTGGTAGTACGGTCGCTTCCAGTACAAGTCTGTTGAGTTTCGATATGGATGTTAGTGAATATCACACGGATGGTGAAGGATTGGCTGTACCACCTGGTATCACTCCTCTGGCGGTAATTGATACGTCTACCGCTAATGTGCGGATTGATGGCACGGGTCGCATTATCACTGCTGGTACACAAGGTGTACGTCCCAACTGGAAAGAAAGTTTAATTGGCTTCCAGCCATAAAAAATCTGTAATCCATCTACCTGATTCCAAGTCGCTGACAAAGCACTTGAAAGAATTGGCATTGGAAGCGATAGATGTTGACGATAACGGCAAACCTATTACTCGTGCTCAAGTTCTGGCGAAAATGATTTGGGAGGCGGCACTGGGTGCGGAAAACAGACCTCCAGCATCGTGGGCACAACAATTCATATGGGAGCGAGTAGAGGGAAAAGCTATACAAGTAGCACCAGAGACGGAGAAAAAGGTCAAGATCATAGAGAAGATTGAGGAATTGGCGAAAGAACGGTTAAATCGAATCGCACAAGGGATGGGAGAAATTGAATCTGTGGGCACAGGAACCACAACTGGAAAAGGAATTCCCGAAACAGCGAAGTCTGTGGACGGACCCGATAATAGGGTTGACGGTTCCGAAGAATCCGAGTAAAAACCTGCAATGGCGGGCTAAACTTCTGCGGGAAGCAGAAGTTGATCTCCCTTTGAGGGATGTTCTCTATACCGCTTGCGCCAAATCTTTACTCTTTTTTGTAAATTTCGCAGCGTGGACACTTCGCGTATTTCAAGTCAAAAATGGGCAGACAATTCAGGCTGAAGATACGCATATTCCCTACGTAACATGGCCAATTCAAGACGATCATCTACTCGCCATTGAAAGAGCAATCAATGTCGGCGAATCCTTACTCACAGATAAGAGTCGTGATATGGGGGCAACTTGGGACCACCTGGTGGTGTTAGCCCATCGTCTTTTATTTAAAAGTAGTGAAGCACATCTGATTATCAGCCGTAAAGAAGATGCTGTTGATTTACTGGATGGTCCGGCGAAGGACTATCCCTTTGGTTCACAATCTGATCCTGGTACACTTTTTGGTAAGGTCGATTATATTCTGGCTCATCTACCAGAATGGATGATTCCTAATTTCTCGCGTAAAAAGATGCACTTACGGAACGGGGATAATGGAAGCCGTATAGATGGTGAATCCAGCAATGCGACGGCGGGATCATCTGATCGTCGTAAATCTGTATTCCTCGATGAATTTGCCAAGGTTGACGAAGCCGAGTCGATTAAACGAAGTATTAAGGATGTATCAGCTTGCATATTACCGTGTTCCACGCCTAATGGACCCGGTACAGTATTCAGCAAGTGGCGCATGTCTGGCAGTATTAAGGTGTTTGTTTTACCGTGGTGGGAACACCCGGAAAAAGGTGCGGATCGAACAACGTGGCAAGATGCTTTGGGACGCTGGAAGATTATATCCCCGTGGTATACGCAACAAATTCTTGAACGATCTCCTAAAGAGTTGGCCATCGAAGTGGATATGGACCATGTGGGATCAGGTGAAACATTCTTTGAGAATATTATAATCGAACAACATAAAAAACTATTTGCTCGTGTACCCAAATATCGGGCATCAATCAAATTCAAGAAGGGGATGACGGACGAGGATGTAGTGCGGGCAGGAATTCAACGACAAACGGATAAAGTAATTTGCCGCACAATTGATGGGCCGTGGCGGATATGGACTGAGTTGATCGACAAACGACCAGATCAAACTAAAACCTATACCTTGGCGATAGATATCAGTAAGGGGCAGGGAGCGTCGAATAGCGTTATCTCAATTCTATGTAATGAAACGAGAGAGAAGATTGCGGAATATGCTGATGCTAATACGCCTCCATACGAACTCGCTAAGTCAGTTGTTGCCGCAACCATATGGTGCGGAGGTACGCGGCGTCCATTCGTCATATGGGAAAATAATGGCGATCCAGGGTTTGACTTCGGTCGCCAATTGGTCAATGTTTACAAGTATCCCGATATCTACTTTGATAAACAGGTAGGAACAACTAGAGAAAAAGTGGGAAAGCGATACGGATGGCGATCTAGTTCAGAGAAAAAAGCAATCGCTCTTGGTATTTTGCGTCGAGCCTACGCGAATGGTACTTTTATCAATCATAGTGAGGCGGCCCTTAATGAATGCCTAATGTATGTATACTATCCCGGTGGGGGAGTTGGTCCTGCAGACCTTATAAAAGAATCTGATTCCGCACGCAAGACGCATGGGGATAGAGTAATTGCTGATGCCCTTTTACTGGTGGGAGCACCTAAATGTAGGGCAAAAGTAATAGAACAAAAGGGGGATTCGATGCGAACCTTTGGGGGAAGATTCAACAAATGGCAACAGGTCAAACGATTCAGAGAACGGCGAGACGGTAAGTATCCTACACACTTCGATTTTAGAATGGTGGATTAGACAATGGGCGACGAGTTAAATCGAGTTTCTCCGAAAAAGATGATGGAGGTTGTCAATCGCGGACAGAAGCGATTGGCTAGTTTCCGGGCAGCTCGTGTCCACTTTATTCAGGAATACTGCGGACCTTATTATGATAAGTCGCAAGGTGAGATTGGTACGAGTCCGTTGAATCTACTATTTAATGCAATCCGTGTATTAATCCCGAATATGGTGTTTAATTTCCCGAAACATACGGTAATGACACCATATCTTCAAGCGAGGCAATATGCTAACTTACTAGGTTTAGCACTTGACCAACATGACTTGAAGATTAATATTCGCAATACGTATCGGGCTGTTATCGTCGATGCGTTGTTCACATTAGGCATCCTGAAAACTGGATTGGCTACATCGGATACGATCTACGCGATCAATGATGAGGACTCCATTGATCCTGGTACAGTATTCACAGAGAAGGTAGATTTCGATAATTTTGTGGTTGATCCTGATTCTCGCGAGCACATGTTTTCGGATGCTCGATTCCTTGGGGATCGAATTATCCTGCCTCGACAATTACTCATGGATAGCGGTCAATATAGGAATGATTTCATTGAACGATTACCTCGTTGTTCGGATGATCCCAACCGAGAACGGCACGCCCACTCCATCTCGATGAAGAATATCCGGATGGATGATAATTATGATTTGGAAGATGATGTTGCAATACGTGAACTTTGGTTCCCCTCTGCAAACGCCATTGTCACTGTACCTGGGGACGATGATGTATCTTTTGATGATTATCTTCGCGTTGATGACTATTACGGTGTTAAGGAAGGTCCATACACTCTCTTGGCCCTTACGCCCCCTGTGCCTGGCAACCCTTTACCTGTACCTAATGTTGGAATCTGGTACGACCTTCATGTTTTGGCTAATCGAATGGCCAAAAAGATTGTAGAGCAGGCGGAACGGCAGAAAGATATTGTTGCCTACAAACGAGCGTCCAGCGAAGATGTGGAAGAACTAAAGAATGCTGGTGATGGTGAAGCAATTGCCGTGGATGATCCAGATGGCGTTAGGACAATGAGTTTGGGGGGTCAACAGAATTCTAATGAAGAGCATCTAGCTCAATTACAACAGTGGTTCAATATGATGGCTGCCAATCCCGAACAGATTGGCGGTCAACGGGTGGACGCTAAATCAGCGACAGCGGCTCAAATTCTCCAGCAGAATGCGGCTATTGGTTTGGAGGATATGAAAGATTTAGTCTACCAGATGGTTGCGAGTGAAGCGCGTAAACGGGCGTGGTATTTCCATACTGATCCCATGATGAAAATACCGTTGACGCAGCGGGTCATGGCCCCCGGCGGTCAGATGCTCGGTCCTAACGGTATGCCTTGGTTGATACCTCCGACTATTCAAGAAGTGCAGGTTGTTCTTACGCCAGAGGTTCGAAGCGGAGATTTTCTCGATTACGTGTTCAATATCGAACCAGAGTCGATGGGTCGTCGCGATAGTAAAACTCGCCTTCAACAGGAATTGGTATTTGCTCAACAAGTGTTACCGGCTGTTATGACAGCAGCGCAGGTATCAATGGCTCTGGGTATTCCGTTCAATGCGAAAGCATTTATGCTTCGTATTGCGAAGGATATGGGAATAGAATGGATGGATGAAGTTCTCTACGATCCACAGTTTCAGATGGAAATGCAACAGCAGATGATGATGGGGCCACAGGCGATGCAATCTAAAGGACAACTTGGTCAAACTCAACCAAATCCAAATCTGGCCCCACAGATGATGCAGAATGGGCAACCCGCTAGTGTGCAAAGTGCTCCGCCTACTGAACAACAGCAGGGTAATCAATTCGCACAGGCTGGGGCGCAAGACGCTCAACGAATGATTGGGATGGCTATCCATCACGCCTTTCCGGCACAGGTGAAGCCATTGTAGAGGTTAGGATGGATTCGCAGATAATAGGTATCGTGGGTTTGATTGTGAGTGGATTGGTCCTAACTTTATGGATTATTTACGAATTTTACGATAAGGATTAATCATGCCTTTAATTCGAGGGTCAAGTAAAAAAGCAATTAGTGAGAATATACGCACTGAAATGCACGCGGGAAAACCGCGGAAACAGGCTATTGCTATCGCCATGTCAACTGCTCGCAAAAGTAAAGGCAGGTCAAATTATGGGTATGAACACACGTGTCATACGGACGGCAGTGCTTTACCAGATGCGAAACATCGCAATGGAACGGAGTAAAGGAGGGTAGCACCATTCCTCTTTACGATTATTTTTGTGATTATTGTAAAAAACCAGCAATTGAATTTTTGCGGATGAGTGATCCTCCGCTTCAATTTTGTTCTGTATGTGGTAAATCAGGATATCGGAAAATTCCTTCTTTATTTACTACAGACCTCAAGAATTTTAATAAACCTATTGAGATGTATTCAGTAGCGTGTAGTACGCTACAGGAAGTGAGGGAGATACAGGTTAAGTGTCCAGATGTTCAGATTAACGATGATCCAAACAGTGAGATGTTTGGGATTCCGATTGCTGCGAACCGTAAACAAAAGAAACAAGTTTTACGTGCGGTTGGGTTCGAGGAACGGAATTAACGGTTAGAATGTCCCTTTTCCCCGCCTATAATGGGCGGGCTACGGACGGGAGTTTTGTATGAGTGAAGTTGCGCAGGGTGCGGCGAATCGCGGTGTTACTGTTCCTCTGTTGAATGATGCAGAGAAGTCGGCATTAGCTGAAAAAATCTCTGATAAATTTCAGGCGGCGTTTGCGGATAGTGAACATGCGGAACTGGATGAAGCGAAACATGTTCAGGATCAAGGCGAACCAAAGATCGTGAAGGATAAACCTGAGTCAACTGAAACTGAGGAAAAAGTTGACGAACCGGAGGACAGTAAAGCGGAGCAAAAAGAGGAAGCTACTGAGTCAACCGATGAGAATGGCTCGCTTATCCTTCCCGATGCTCACAGGCGGTCGTTGAAGCATTATGAGTGGACAGATGAGGAGATTGATCGAGCGGTAAAGTCCGGCGGTTCTGATTTTCTCACATCAGCAGCCAAAATGCACATGATTCGCACGCGCGAATTACAACATTGGGCGGCTGCGGGTCGTGAGGCTCGTAGAACTGGAACTACTCAACAACCTGTTACTACTACTCAAACAGTAGTGACAGACGGCGATCTCAAACCAGTCGATATTGCAACACTCAAACAAACATATGGAGACGAACCGTTAATTGATGCCCTAGTTGGACCGATCAATAGAGCAATCCAAGAAATGAATGCTATGTTGCCGGTCACACGAGAGGCGAAGAAGCGAGCCGAGATGATTCAGTTGGAAACACTCGGTAAACAAGTCGATTCCTTTTTCGGTGGGAAAGAGATGAAAGTCTATACCGATTCTTATGGTGTAGACTCCGCCAGTCTTACCGATTCACAGATTCAATCGCGTCAAAAAATCCTCGAATATGCCGACGCATTGATCGGGGGAAGTCGAATGCAAGGGCGTAATTTGGGTTTAGAAGAAGCACTGCAACTTGCATTTGATTCTGTTACCAGCAGTGCGAAAGAACAGGTCGCACGAGAGAGTATTGAGAAGTCTTTGAAGAAGCGGGAACAAGGGATGATCCAGAAGCCGGGCAATAGAGCGCAGGCCAAGCCTGTGCGTAAACCTGGCGAGTCCAGATCGAGGACAGAACTGGAAGCCTCAGTCAAAGCTAAACTCAGAGAAGTCTTTAATAAATGATCGTGCATAATTTGAGAGGGTATACCTCCTAAGTGAAAGAAGGGTATCTATATTGGCGTTAATAGTAGTCAACTCGCTGATCTAATTGCAACTACGTTGCGCGATTTGCCGAAAGGTCAATTCGAGGTCATGTGGGATAGTCAGAATTATAAAATCTGCCAACTCTACCAAGAACATCGTCGGCAGATTGATGGTGGTACTTCGATCCAGCGTAACGTGATTCTGGATCGGCATGGACGGGCCAAATATCGTCGGTTGTATGATACAGATCAACCTACCGTCGATCAATCTCAGTTCCTTATTAATGTGCCCTGGACACAACTTGGCACTAACTATTCTTGGGATGTACTGGAACTCCTGCGTCAAAAGAATAGTGAGAAGGGATTTATCGACCTACTGGAATCTCGGCGGGTTGAACGCATGTGGGATATTGCGGAGTTGATTGAAGAGCGCGGCTGGTTGACGCCGGTGTCTGCGACTGATACGTTGTTTCCTTATGGAATTCCGTACTACATCAACTTCTTGGGTAATGGGGTTAGTACTGGCGGATTCGCTGGCCAGACAATTCGATACACAGATGCCACTACGGGTACGATTTGTGCTGGTATTGATGCGGCCGCCGAACCGAAATGGCGCAACTATGCTGACACGTATACGCGAGTAGACAACACTCTACTCCGTAAATTGCGTTCCATGGTTCGTCGCACTCGTTTCCGTCCTGCTCCGATAGTCCAGAAGCCTGGTGACGACAAAGTTGGCAGCCCGCTCGAGATTTATGCTGCCGATGATGTTGTGACTGAACTTGAGGACTTGTCCGATAAGCGGGATGATGCTAACACGCCGCAGGATTTGGCCGGAAAGATGTTGCACAATTTCGACGGGACAGCTTACTTTAATAAGATGCCTGTCGTCTGGATTCCGCAGCTCGATGGCATGACGGTGACAGATTCTAATGGTAATGCGTTCCACCCGAATCCGATTTATTGCGTGGATTGGACGAAATTGCAGCCTATCGTTCACGAGGGTTACTGGATGGAAGAGTCCAAACCTATGGTGGACCGTGGCCAGCATACGACGTTTACTGTATTCCTTGATGGATCACACAATAATTTGTGTATCAATCGGCGAACAGTCGGCGGCGTTATTCATTACCTGATCCCGTAAAGAATGGTACTAATCGGGTTATAAATTAGTACAACAATTAATTGAGGTAAAGACAATGGCTTATGGAATGATTGGTTATAGCCGTCCTAGCGAAGCTGCTCAGCCGAGTGGTTCGATCTGGGGCGACAGTCAATGGGTGCAATTGCTCGATGAGGGGTCGGGCTTTGCAGAAGGACAGGATTTTCGGGCGGTAGTTGCAGGCACAGAACCAGGTTTGCCCGCTGCTGCGGATGCAAGTGGTGGTTTTGGTTATGATCCGAATTACAACGCAGTTATGGATATCAGTACCGGATCGACCGGCACGGCTGCGATGTGGATTCGACCGATAGGTCCGATTACGCCTGGCTCCGGCAAGGAATATTGGTTTGAAACTATTGTGGCATTGAAAACCGTGTCTACTGCTCCGGCTTTGTTTGTCGGTATTGCGGAATTGGCTGGTTTGGGTACCACAATTATCACCGATATTAGCACGGTTGGTTCTACTGCCAGTCTTATTGGATTCTGGTTGGAAAGTAGCACCATCAACAGCACGGGTCAAATGGATGCTATATATCAGAGGGCTGGTGATGCGGCTCCCACAGTCGTGTTGGCCGATGTATTGAATTCTCCGTCGAATAATCCCAATCCAGCAAATCCGTTTTTTATTCCGCCTACGCCTCCCGGCGATTTGACGGATGAAGGGTTTGTGAAATTGGGTCTACGATTTGATGGCAAGAAGTATTTATACTTTTATGTCAATGGCGATCAGGTTGCCAAATCGCAGGTTGATCCGACTTACGATATTGTCAGTAACTACGGCGGAATTATCGCTGTTCAAGCTGCCGATAGTACGGGCACAGTTGCTTTAGTTGGTTGGGTTAAGAATGCGGCGAAGGTGTACTAAGTCTCTATGCTGGTTTAGTGGGGTATATATACTCCACTAAACCGGCTTTTGAGGAAGCACTATGGCTTCGCAAGTTGATGGGGCCGTTGGTCAGATTCTTGAGCCGTCGGTGCTCACATTTCGGGATTTGATTATTGACGTGGCCTACAAGTTGGGTATCGCGTCGTATGGAAGTACTGGCACGGACGCACCATCCATACCGACTGATAACCATGATTTAACGCTTTGTAAACGAATAGTCAACAAGGCGATCCGCATGTTCATCCATGATGGTCCGAAACCGAGTGGATGGAAGTGGTTGCGACCGATAGCGCAGGTGGACTTATGGCCGCAGATCAGTGTGGATGCGACGGGATCAACCGTCTATGTCACTTCGACTGGTTATAGTTCTACAACGAGTACAACCACGTTGACTTTGACCGCCCCGTCATTTTCGACGCAATTTTATCCTTCGATGGAGTTGCGACAGATTTGGTTGGGTGGTAATCCGCCGCCTGGCACACAAGGGTGGAATGGAATATCTACATCTACATCGGGTTTGCCTTATGTTATCACGGCGTGGTTAGCACCGGATCAAATTCAGGTATTTGGTCAACTATCCTCTACGTTGGCGTCTACTTCAACGCAACCGATTACGTATTCATTTGTGCAGTTGGGTGATTACACCTTGCCTCTCAATTTCGGGGGACAGTATCTTGGTGAAATCACTTACATCCAGAATACGAATCGTGGTATGATTTTGCGGTGGACAAGTGAAGCGGCGATTCGGTCGCGTAGGCAAAACTACAATATCGAATCAGGTACGCCTTATGAAGCGGCAGTGCGGTTGATTCCAACTCCGCACTATCAATCGCTACGCAATTCGGCATCGGCGTTGGCATTTCCTCGATGGCGATGGGAGATGATGACTTGGAGAATTCCATCAGAGTTTCTTCATATTCTCTTCCCCTATTCGTTGCACTTTCAGGATTTATCTACATACAATGATTTAACTCCCGCGCCTTTTGGGCACGATGAGTCAATTCGATCTGCATGCCTTGCCGTGGCTGAGATGGAGGTAGAGGATACGTTACAAGGGCCGTATATGCAATACTATCGGCAGATTTGTCTGCCAAATAGTTATCGTGTGGATGCGGCGTCGGCTCCACCGGCGATAGGTTACTTCGGTAATCCAACCGCCAGAGGCGGCAAGTGGCCGTCAATTAGAACTTTCAGGGATCATTGGTATCAACGACCGACTGTTCCGGTGTTTACCAATCCCTAATTTTTGCTTGGTGTCCAAAGGTCGCCAAGCCTTTTGGAGTTTTTATGAAACTAAGTCTCAACAATTTTCTCTATGGTCTTAAACAGATAATCACCGGCGGCGGTCGTACTTCGGGTACTGGTCCCAAACCCGCTGATGGTGGATTTCTCCACGATAGGCAACTCGACTATATCGACGAGTTGAACTCCGGTGGTATCACTCCCTCCGGTACATCTTTTGACTATTTCATCCTGCCTCGTGATTATGATGAGGCGGTCGATACTTTGCAATTGCATTTGTTGGGATCAACTGCGTACACGGGCGATCTCACGATTGTCAGTTATTTGATTGATGTGTTAGTGCCGGGTAATAGCACCGCTGTTTCGACGGCGGCACAATCTACTACTTTCACTTTGCCGAATACGGCGGGTGAATTCTATACGTTTACTCTCGATCTTTCCGATAATGGAATGAAACGAGATACGGCGTTTCGCGTTTCGACGATTGCAGTTTCCACCGCTACTCAGGTTGCTAATTCTACAGGTGTTATTCATGGGCATCTGACATATGCCTCCGATCTTGTGTCTTATGATATGTATGGTTATGAACCGGTGAATAAACAACAGCAACTTATTCGTGGATAGAGTACATCAGTCGGGTCAAATTGACTCACTTCGACTGATCTTTTACATGGTGTGTGGGCCTAACCGTCCGCACAACATTTTATGGCGCAAAAAGTATTGCCGATTCCGATGCCTCTCGGTGGTGTGAATAAGGTTGTCGCTCGTGAAAGGCAACCAGAAGACACATGTTGGGACGCTCTCAATGTACTCCCATTTGATTCTTATGGACGCGCTCGTGTAGGCCAAAGATTTGGCATTACGAAAGCTTGGAATCTGGCATTAGGTTCCACATTTGTGCAGGGTTTGCTTCCGGTTCTGGTGATTACTTATCCTACTAACAATAGTACTGATGGATATGGTCAACTCCCCCCTATCGCGGTTATTCCTATCCCATCAACGAAACTTGCGGGGATTGTGAGTACGTGGACTAGTGGAGGCATACCATGGAGTACCGGCACAGGAACGGGTGGGCGATTAAGTGATGGTACGGCGGCAAATGCCACGCGACCGAATTCGGGTCCCGGCGGTCCAATTGTACCGGGGACGGGCGGCGGGACTGGTGGTGGAGGAGCTAACAATACGTGGACCGTTACGGCGGGACCATCTACAGCGGGCACTGTCAATGAAGCATACGCAATGCTGACATATGGCGGAAGTACCGATTCCATTAAAGTTAAGTGGGATGGTACGGGTACAGGATTTATCTCGCCAGGTTCATCGACACTACTCATCATTACCACTAGCAGCGGTACGGGAACTACCCTATTAGCAGAACATGGGCAGCCGGGATTTTATGGCAGTTCTACTCAGTGTCAAGTTCAGTATACTGTATCGCTGAGTCCATCATCTACTGGGACCACAGTAACCGTGACAATGCACCAAACATCAGGAAACAATAGCACTCTCTTGGGCACTTCAACTTCCACCATTGGCACGGCGGCAATATTTCCTAGCCCTTATACAGTTGCAGCGACGGTATTTCTTAATAGTACCGGCTCTGCCGCTCCTTACGTGGTGACACTCTTATGAGTCTGCCAATTTATCCATCTACGAGTACGTTTAATATCCCAGCGATCAACTCCAATTATCGTAGTTATCTTACTGCGGTAGTTGGGGGTTCTACTTGGTTTTGCACCACAGGGGCTAATCCAATTCTCGCCACAAATCAACCCGCACCTTCTACATCGCTAATTAGTTCAACTCGACTGGTTAGTATGGCGACGATTTTTCAAAAAGTTTATATTGTAGACGGCAGTTCCACAATTTTTCAAGCTAATCCGTCCACGCTGGCGATGGAAACTTACTCCACGACAGCGGGTACACATCCTACATTCTGTAATCTCGCATGTAATTGGCGTAGTCGATTAATACTGGCAGGAGACATCAATTCGCCGCATCTTTTCTATTGTGCTCGGTTGGGTACGCCTACTGATTGGGATTATTCTCAGACCGATCCCGCGTCTGCTTTCGCGGGTAATCTATCTATAGCGGGTCAAATCGGTGAACCGATCATCGCTTTGATTCCTTATTCAGATGATTATCTTGTAGTTGGTTGCGCCCACTCCATGTGGATGTTATCGGGTGATCCAGCGGATGGAGGTTCGATTGTTCGTATTTCGGACTCCATTGGAATTATCGGTCCACGCGCATGGGCGATTGATCCTGTCGGTACGTTGTATTTTGTAGGTTCTGGTGGACTGTATCGTCTTCGGCCAGCATGGGAGAAATTAGAACCAGCCAAAAACTTATCCGCTTCTACCATGAATCGCTTCTTTGATGCTCTGAGTTGGAACTACCAGAGTATTCAATTGGTGTACGATAGTGATCTACATTACCTATATGTCTTTGTAACACCTACGTCCAGTACCTCCACGGGTACGCATATGGTTTATGACGCACGTTATGGGGGATTCTGGCCGCAGGGATATCCTAGATTAGTTGGTCCCACATCTGCCGTTGCTTTCGAGGGGCAAAATGATCCTAATAGTCGCGCTATTATCGTAGGGGGTTGGGATGGTTATTTGCGGGTTATGGATCAAGGTGCTTTTGATGACGATAGTAGCACTGTATCGTCTTATTTGGTTTTTGGCCCACTTCATCCGATCCCGATGCAGTCGATACTTACGGCCGCGACTGTCAATTTTGGCGATCTGTTTCTTGGAGATGCATCTAGTACTTGGAACGCAAATCTAAGTTTATACGGTGGACCGAATGCCTTTACTGTTACAGAAGGCACGCCACGCAATTCCACGTTCATCAACTATTCAATGGATCAGCGGCAAAAAACTGCCCGACAACGGCTCCGGGGGGAATGGTTTACGGTGAAAATTCACAACAGCACTAATAATGCCTACTTTTCTTTCGAGTCTGCTTTGCTGGAATTTGAACCAGCAGGCCGCAATAGGGAACGCAGATGAAAATTCCATACCATGAACTTAGTAATTATCGTAATGCTGAAAGAAAATATAGAACAGAATGGGATAAGAAAAAAGATAAAGGTATAAAACTTTGGCAGAAGGTATTGAATAATGCACTCCGATTAGCAGAAGCAATTGATCTCTCTGAGAAGAAAAGTAATCAATGAGCAGTACTCGCATAGATAGAAACGCATGGTCGGCAGATAGAGTTCGCCGCAATTGGCAGCGATTAGCTCAAGCGACAGCTAATCCACTTATCAAACTCAACCCCTCATCTACCAATGCTCTTTACAATACTTCGACGGGATATGGCGTCTTTGTCGATAACAGTACGATCTTTATTACACCTTCGAGCACGATCAGTACAATACTGCCAGTCGTGTATTCTGCCGACAATGCCATTTCGACGAGTACCAATTTCAACAGCACGCGGATTAACCTGCGACTTGATCCCGGTTCCACCAATGTTTTGTCTATAACATCTAGTGGTTTGTTGGGCACTACCCCACCAGCATCTACCTTCTACGTCTTTTCTGGGGATGCATCAATCAGCACATCCACGGGCGGTACGAGCACTAAAATCTTTACGGTAGAGAATCCATCGGGTGGACTCGATATTGCCACGAGTGGCCTTGAAGTTAAGTTGTCTACTCAGACTGTCGCTGCTGCAAACGTGGTCGCACACGTCGCAATTACCAGCACCAATCGGCATCAATTTACTCAGTATGCGGTGGGTTTGCAGTTAGGTTCCACAACTTCCACTAATAGTACGAATGTCGTATATGCGATATGGGTTGGCAATCTGAGTTTCCGTTTGTATCAGGGTAGCACTCAACTTCAATCTACTTCTGTATCGCCACCAGCATCTACGACCCATATTTTATCATTATCTACTGCTGGTGGTAGTACACTCGTACAAATCAATGGCTCTACAATCTTGGGTCCAAAAGCGTATACCGTAACATCTGATCCTTACGCTGGATTCTTTACTGGCGATACTAGTGGCAATGCGACGAGTACTTGTCCACTGGTACAATTCGCCGTTATGGTAAATGGCATCAATGCCTTTACTGATAACTTTCCTGGCACGTATACTCCAGATGGAACTAAACTCCATATACAAAATCCACTTTATATCAGTACCGGAATTTCAACGGATATATCCGCCAACTTTGCTTCGGCGTGGTCTGTTACGCAGGCCGTTGCTGCTATGGGAATATCCACCCAAGGATTGTTGAATACCAATACAACCACCACTAATCTCAATCAAGGATACCGATATACTGGTCTGAGTATTGGCAGCACTACTATTCTTCCCCTCAGTGGTTTGGCTATCAGCAGTACGGGATTGGGTGTAGTGCCGGATAATGCCACAATCCAGATTAACTCTGCTGGTGAACTTGAGGTTAAATCTGGCTCTGGAGGCGTGGGTACGGTGACGAGTGTGGGGTTGGATTTACCGTCCACTATTCTGTCAACTACTGGTTCGCCTGTCACATCCAACGGCACTTTGACGGGCACACTTATTACTCAGATTTCCACCACTTTCTTTGGGGGTCCCTCCACGGGAACAGCGGCAACACCGACATTCCGGGCAATCCAATTCGCCGATATGACGGCGGCATCTACCACTATCTCCGCCATGAACAATGGCATCAGTACTTCAACGAGCGGCCGAAGTACAACTCTGGGCACGCGAGTCAGTGCTAGTACAAACAACTTAATTTCCACCTTGGCAGATGGTTTATATGCTTCCACATCTACCGGGACAGTCTTTGGACCCTCATCTGCCACAGATAGAGCAATAGCTATGTGGAACGGTTCAACGGGTACGCTTCTTCAAGACTCTAATATTGTCATAGATAGTACTGGCATGATAGTGGTGGGAGGATTTATTGGTAGTGAACTTATAACTAACGGCACATTCAATACCGATCTTTCTACATGGTCAACCACGGCGAGTGCGTGGTATTGGACTAGTACAAGCGGCGGAGTAGCACACGCCTCAACTGCTGGTATACTTAATCAGAATCCCCCTATTGTTATTGGTGGTCAATATAGAGTTTCATGGACCGTTAAAAATTGGGTGAGCGGTGGATTGCAGGTGGGACTGGGCGGACAGAATTTCAGCAACGAAGCGCCGACTTCTTCCGGGACAAGAACGTATTATGTGTCTGTCAATGCCACGACTGGTCTGAATATATCCGCCAGTGGATCAGCAAATTTTGATGTGGATGATGTTAGTGTTGAGCGTGTAACACTGCCAAATAAATCTACTTATGTGGTAGGCGGAATAACAACCCCTCAGTTTGGACTAATACTAGGCGATCCGTATCAAGCGATTATGCGGACAATTCCAGATGGCACATTGACTGGGGGAAACTTACGGGGTGTTGGGGCTTCTGATTTTCAAACTATAAGAACGGCGGCTAATCAAGTTGCGAGTGGAATATATTCATTCGCTGCGGGTGAAAGTAATGTAGTTGCAGGATCGGATGGATTTGCAACAGGGGCTAACAATACTCAGAATACTGGCACAAGTTATTGTGCGACGATGGGATCATTTAATGTAATTAATGCCAATTTGCAAGGGGCGACGGCGATTGGCGTACAAAATAACTGTGCCACAAACTATTCTTTAGCTGTCGGGCGATATGCACAGACAGACCATTTGGGTGAATTTGCTCATGCCATGGGTTCAATCTCCCCAACAACCAAAGGATTGAATCAGGCAGTTCGCAACCTATTCTATGGATTTACTTCAACTTCAACTGAAACAGAAATTTTTATTGATGGCAGTTCTACGAATAGATTCTCTATCGGCAACAGCACTGCATATTCAGCTCTTGTTCACATCATGGCTCGCAAGGCTGGTGGTACTGGGGCGGGATTTAAACGGCACATATATGTGGAGCGCAATGGCGGAGCAAGTACAACGAATCAAATAGGTTCAACCGATACTTGGGGAACAGATATCAATTCATCTACAGGAATATGGGGTGTCAGATTGGCAGTTAATTCTACCACCGGAACACTAGATCTGTTTGTTACAGGATCGGCGGGAGATAATATTCGGTGGGCTGCAATGATGGATGCAATTAAACTAGTTTATTGAGAGGTTAATATGCCAAAAGCGGGACAGATTTCTTCCACGGCGTTCTTACAACCTTCGGGACCGGGGGCAGAGTCTATGCAGCCTCTCTCGCAGGGTTATAATGCCGCAATGACCAATTTAAATCAAGCCCTACAGTTATCGGGTAATACTGTATCCGGCCAGATGAAACAATTGCGGCAACAGTATCAAAATCAACTGGGGTTGCTTAATCAGAATCTCATCAATAAGGGGTTGGGTAATACTACACTTTCGCAGACGATGGCGCAAGCTCCACTCCGCAGCTATAATCTAGCCGCCAATGAAGTGCAGAATACGTCGGCTATGCGACAGATGCAAATGTTACAGGCGTTGGCTGGCATGCAATCGCAGGGTGGAACAGCACTTTCTGGCATGATGGCTCCCTATGCCCAGTCCCAGTGGATGCAGAACCAACAACAGAGTACACAAAACCAACAGAATTATCTGGCCTCTCTCCAAGCGGCATGGAACGCAATGAATATGCCCACGGGATTTGGGTTCAGTGATCGTGGTCCGTCACCACAACAGCCACAATCGCCTTATGGTTATATCCCACCCCAGCAGATGCAACAACAACCCGTGGCACAGTCTCCCGGCGGGATGTATAGTAAACCGGGGGCCGGACAAATGACACAAGTATCTTCACCAGACACGGTTAATACTCCGTTGGGTATGATGACTATGGACGAGGCTTACGCGTTGTTTGGCGATTCTCTTATGAGTTTGTAAGGTGAAATATGCCGTTTGCTCCGTTAGTTACGCCGTTACAACCAAATCCTTTTTTGCAAGTCTTGGCTCAAGGCCAGCAACAACAGCAGGGTTTGGCTGATATCAATGTGTCCCAACAATTACAAAATGCGCAAGCAATGCGTATAGCTCGTGGTCAATCCTCTATGCCCTCTGCTGGACCCCGCGGTACTGCTCCTGTTACTGCCGCTGTACAGACGGCTAAACAATTGATGCTCAAATCTTTACTTGGTGGTGAGGATGAACAAGATAGTGAACTGGCTCAAATGCCGGAAGATCAGAGGGGACAAATCAGACAATTGACCAATGATCCTAATGTACCGCTCAATGAATATGAAGGTATTTTACAAAAGGTGAAAGTTGGGCAACAGACAAAACGTCAGGCTATGTTAGCCGCAGAGAAGGAAAAATCTTTTCAACCAGCTGTCTCACCGTCCGATAAAAAGTTACCGGGTATGAGTGTTATCGGACCTACAGGACAGTTTCAATATATCGCTTCCGCTCCTGCCCCTAGTCCACGACAACAGGCAATAGAGGAATTGAAAGATAAGCTGGATGACAATTCTTATAAGATGCTTCAAAATATGGCGACTAATCGGTCAATTACTGATGCATCGTTTTATGAGAAAGTTAGTCAGTTTACGGGAGTCGCTAGTAAGGCGCAAGAACAACAGGCGAAAGAAAAACAGAAACGCATCCAATTTACTCCGCAGGATGCTGATGGACTAACTCCTCGTGAACAATATGTGGAACGATGGAAAGATAAACTTACACCAGAAACATACGAGAATTTCAAAGCTGAGGCTCAAGATGAGAGTATAACATTCCCACAACTACAACAACACGTTACAAGAGGAGTGGCCGATCTTTCATCTGAAACTCGCAGATATGAACATGAAGCGAAGATGGAACAAGAAAAGGGACAAAAAGAAGTTCGGCAACACATAATGGACTCCATTAAGAATGCTGAAAAGGAAGTTAAAGAACTTGATGATAAATATAAGATATCGGGTGGATTAGTCAATCCTCTCATCGTAGATACAAATACGGATAAGGAATTCGTTGCGGATCATTCGCGGCGAAAAGAACTCACTCAGCAGATAGGTCAATTACGACAGCAACTCGTATCAACGACTTCCCAAGGCACTACACCTGCTACTAAAGGACAAACCAAATATGAAGAAGGTAGGACCTATACTAGTGCGTCTACCGGTAGGAAATTTCGTTATCAAAATGGACAGTTAGTGGAGATTGGAAATGCCGAGTGATATTCCAACTGATTTGATTCCTGATGATCTGGTGCTGACAGAGGAAACTCCCGCCCAACCACGGGCAACTAACGCCTTCTTCGGTATTCTACAGAGTGCTGCTAATGCTGGTCACGATCCCGCTACATTAGAGCGGCTGGTCAACACAGGTATTACTCCCGGTACTGTTGGTGATTGGACCAGATTGAGAATGGAACACGAGGAGCGAAAAACAGGACAACCGCTTCAACCGCAACAAGCCACAGCCATCTACAATGCGTTCCAAAAGTATGCCAACGCTCCAGTACAGGAGGCACAGTCTACTGCTCCATTTCAACCTGGGGAAATGGGTGTGGCAAAAGCCACACTGGGTTTACCACTAAAAGCTCTAGCTTCGCCGATTACCTGGTTACAATCACGATTGGCTCCCACTGTTAGCACATATTCTCCCGAGTGGGGGGCTAAAATGACGGGTCAAGCCAGACAGACAACACAGTTACACGGTACAAAGTGGGGGAGTATTCCAGGAGAAATGATTTCCGGTGTTATTACCTGGGCAAATCCAATTAGTGCCGCCGCATACGGAGCGATGGACTCTGATTTAGATTCGCAGTTGGCTAATGAACAAGGGGCAGATATTCCCGGTTATAAACATGCCGCTAGGGCCGTTTTATCTGGATTGCTCAATTATGGAGCCGCCAAGGTTTTCCAACAAATTCCCGGCAGTCAATTATCAGGCAATATCACAAAGGACTTAGTTAGACAAGGAGTCCCTGAGGTAGTCGCCTTAAAAATCGCTCCCGCTATTCTAGGTGGATTGACTATAGGGGCGCAGACAGGCGCACAGCAAGCAATCAATGAACAGCCTTTAGACCCAACAGAAATACTTAAACAGGCAGCAATTGGTACGGCTATTCCATTGGGTCTGGAGACGTTAGGAGCAGGGGGAAGTAAACTGCGTCAACTGGTTGGAGCGGGAGAAAATAAACTCCAACAAATGATTGCCACTAGACAAGAGGCACAAACGCCAATTGCACCAACTCCCGTAGAACAACTTCGACAAGTACCGCAGGGTCCTCCTGGTGAACCGGGCACATATGTACCGACAAAAGAGGGCCTAATTTATCGCCCCAAACCAGGAGAGCGAATTGAGCGAATTAGCGATTTGTCGCAGGAACATCCCGTCAGACAAGCGACCGAACAGGCGCAAACTCGATTGCAGGCAAAGTTTCAAGAACGTAATCTGATTGCCGCAGAACAGGAATTACGCCCCCTATACGATGCACTAAATGAGAATAAGTCTCAATTGCAGACCCAAAAAGATATGCCGCCAGAACAACGGCAAGTACTAGAATCCCGGGTGGATCATGGTGCCGCTGTCATTCAAGAGAAACTGGGGGCTGTGGAAGCCAAGTATGGAGAGAACGTCGCGGAGGATTTGCGTGCGAGATTAGAACAACCAACAGCTAATATTCAGGGTACACGACAGGAAATGCAGTTGCGTTTAGCTGGGGGGGTTCAAACGCCGGAAGGACCACCAACCCCCAGGGGCGATATCCTGCGGCGAATGTTGGGCCAAGAAGAAGTGCCCGTGGAGCCGATAGGTGTGGGGGCAGAACTAGTGCAACGTATGGCAGGCGCTGAAAAAATAGCTTCTCTACCAGAATATCCTGAGCGGCCTATTACTCCTGAAACGGATATCGCCACTCGATTGCGGGGCATTCAGGCTACAGAGTATGCTGAGGGATATCCTACCCCAAGAGAAGAGTTAGCGAAAGCACTGGGACCAGGAGAGATGAAGCCGCCTAAAATTCCATTACAGGCGAGAATGGAAGCGAAACGTGCAGCAATAACTCCACCGCCAGAAGTAGAACCTCTGGTTGAGTCAAAGGTAACACCACCTCCAGAAAAAGTAAATATTTTTACGCGGGGACGTGAAATGTTGAGGGAGGTTGGTTCTGCAATCGGTTCACGAATTGGTCTGACTAAAGGAGGTCAAAATGTCGCCGATAAGATTGTTGAGGTTGGAGGCAAACAGGAATTAGAACAGGTTAAGACGGAAGCCCGCTTGCAGCCCTATCAGGAGTTGGGCAGGTCGCTGTCCAAAGAAGAAGGCATAAAACTAGTTGATGAGATCAATACTGGCGATGCTATCTCAGATGGGCGGTTTACTGGATTCCGGGATGAGATTGTCAAACTCAATGCGGAGAATATTCAACGAGCCAATAAACTCGGCTGGAATACAACCGAATGGACTGGTGATTGGATCGGTAAAATTTTTGAATTTCCTGATGAGAGTGGACGATGGCCGGGTGAACGAGGCTATACCAATAGGCTTGCAGGCGCGGAGAACTTCCTGAAAACCGCCAAATACAAAACTTATGGTGAAGCTCTTGCGGCGGTGGAAAGAATGGGTGGGCGAGTCAAATATTCTAATCCTGTTGATATGGCTGCGGCCAAACAGATTGAAGTACACAATAGTCTGATTGCCCACGAGATGTTTCAGGATGCCATTAACAAGGGACAAGTACATCTAGTCACAAAAGAGAATCCCGTGCGTCCTGGCGAGGAAATGATTGATGATCCAATTCGCTGGACTCACGATCCCCAAGGTAAAACTTATGCTTCCCCAAAAGAATATGCCGATCTATTCAACTGGAAGCATGAAGAGACTCCCAAGAGTAGAATTCTCAATGCCCTAGTAGGGGCAAACCATGCCATGACGGCAATGAGAATGGGTTTGGATTTTCTTCATGCCACTTTTACTACAATGGCATCTTCAGGGCTTTTATTTGAACAAGTTTTACGTGATCTCGCGGGAGGTCAATTTGCTCGTGCGGGCAGAGTCGCTTTACAGGCAATAGATATTACCACTCCAATTAGAATGGGATCAAAAGTCCAAGAACTTGCTGCTAAGGGAGTACCTGTTGCTGAGGCTATTGCCACTGGCGGCGGCAGGACAATGCGGAGTTCGATGTTCGATAAGAACGACTACCAGACGATGAAAGAGGATTGGGCAGAGGGTAACCATTTGAAAGCGGCACAGGACTTATCCAGACTTACACTTGGCCAGTTCAACAAGACACTATTTAAGCGTCTTATTGAACGGCAGACTATGGGAGTTAATGCTATCCGGGCACAATCCGAGATCATGCGAGCACAACGGGAAGGATTAAGTCTCAGTTCTGATGAATTCAAGTCGCGAATGTCAAGTATCGTTCGTGAAACAAGTAATATGATTCACGGGGACAATCGGATCAACTTCCAAAACAAAGTTATGGCAAAAGTGGGACACACTTTTTTTGGTACACCTGGTTTTATACTAGGGAAACTTCGTTTTACAGAGGAATCTATTCGCGCTTTAGCTCCACTTTTTCAAGGTAAGGGGGCTGGTCCTGCGGCATTTGGTTTGATGGGTGCATTATTGGCTCAGGCGTGGTATGGTACGTCGGCCAATCTTTTACTCAATGGTAAATTGCCACAGTCATATGAGGATATGACCCACATTCCAACACCGTGGAAAGATGTAGACGGTAACCCTATTCGTCTTACTTTGCGACACCCGCTTGAGGCTGTTGCAGCTATTGCTACAGGAGATAAATCTTTCCGAGACATGATGATAAATCGTCTCTCTCCTATAGTGGACTTTCTCTATGAGATGGGAAAGGGATCAGATTATCGGGGCGCACCTACTCGTGAAACATGGGGTGATATATTAACTACCGCCCGTAAAACTATGCAACCATTTTTTGTGGGTACGATGGAGCGAAAAGACATACCATTGGGGATTCGTATTGGCGGGGCTGTGACGGGTTTCCTCCCCTCCGCCAAGAAGTTTAGCCGATCTGAGGCAGAAAATTACGCCATCGACCTGATGCGACAAGCTCAAGCTCCCAGGACCAAAGTTCAGATTACCCACTCTGATGTCCTACGCGGATTGATATCCGATGTTAGACAGAAACGACCGGAGGCAGCGGTCAACATTCGTCAAGCACTTGAAAAAGGTGATATCCTACCCGCCGATCTCAAGACGATTACGGAGCGAGTTAGTCAACCGCAAGGGTTGCAGTCAGTCCTCAAAAACCCAGAATTATCCCCCCGCCAACTTATGGAAATATGGGATAGGATGACACCAGGGGAACGAAAATCAAATCGCTTTATTGTAGTAGGGAGAATTGGGCGGGCGAGGGAAACAGCAGACTTCCGTAATAAGGACAAGGTGGCGGCACTTAAAAGTATTCAAAAGGGAGTGCAGTAATCATGGCTAATAACATGTTCGATGCGATGATTGAATATCACAAAGCACTTGCCGAACCAATGATAAAAAACCTGCGAGATG